GGAAACCTTGGCGGGTCTGCACTTCGTTGTCTTTTCCATCCTCATGCTCGGAAACGCTGCAGCGATCCTTCAAAGTTCATAACACGCTCTATGTCCGTCTGCCCTTATTGTGAAAGCAGCAACTATCGAGTGCAGGAGCCCGGCGCAATTAGCAGCTCTTTTTATTGCATGAATTGTCAAAAATCATTTGATAGGCTTGCAGTCCCCGCTCAACTAGGAATTATTAGCGTCGCTTCATCAATAGTGGTGGGAATACTTCATGGAATATTCGGCCCTGACAACGGGAGCGATTCTTAGTTCGCCGTTTTTTGTTTTTAGAGGATATATTTCTAATCGGAACCGAAAATACAGGGACGTGTAACCGAAAAAGAGCAAAAACCCTAAATTCGATAAAACAGATGTCGGATCAACAATCATATTAAGGAAATATTTCAATGCACACGGAAAAAATGCAGCTAAAATCTGGCAGGTGGATTACTGTCGGCAAGGCAATCGGGAAGATTATTAAGTACTGCATCAAGTGTCAGGCACGAACACATCACAACCACCATAATAACCACGATGATAAGAATGATAATGACGCTTATCATTTCTGCAACGAATGCAAATCGCACAACTGACTCGAATTGTTCGGCGAGAGTACACAGCTTAACGCAACCGAGATTCGGCGGCGGCGTGAGTTAACCATCTCGCCTGTCAGCCTGCCCTACTCCATGCTTCCTGCCTGGTGCCTCCTTCGCGCTTGGAAGTGCAGGCGTAACGCCGATGGCCGCCCGCTGGTCCTCCCACTGGACCGGCGGGTTAATCAGCAGGGCGCCCAGGCGGACCCCATCCGGCAACACGTCGTCCAGGATCCCGGCCACGATGTCCGGCGCCAGCAGGGTCAGGTTGAGGTGCTTGGCGACGTAGCTGTGGTCGGCGCCATCGCGCTGTGCGATCTCACGAAGCGACGAGACCTCGCCTGCCTCGACCATCCCTAGCCAGCGGTGGCCTCGGGCCAGCGCCAACTGCAGCGGCGTGGCTCCGGTTCGAGTCCTGTTCCCGGATTCGCACCCAGAACCGCCGATGGCGACCACACGTCGGCCGCTCCGCTGCCGCAGGGTGATCGGGACGTTCAGCACTACGCTCCCGTCGCTGGCGACCACTTCGTGGGCCTGGCCCGCCACCGTCAGCGTCGGGCGATTCATGCGACCGCCTCGGAAGCATGCCGGGCGTCAGCGGCGAGGCTGCCGACGCCGCCGGGGCGCAGCCGGAGTTCTAGGTTTCTCGGCGTCACGATGACCCGCTCCACCAGCAGCCGGACCAGCCGCTGCTGCTCGGCGGGGAACAACTGCTCCCACACCCGGTCGACCTGCGTCATCGCGACCGTGATCTGCGCCTCATCGAGTGTCGGGTCGAGGGCGAGCGCCTGCGGGATCATCGCTTCGACCATCTCCGGCGCACGCAGCAACTGGCGCAGTTGTCCGACCACCGCCCCCTCAAGTTCGGCCGCCGGCAGGCGCGGCAGGCCCGACGTGCCCCGCCCCTCGTGGATGTCGCGCGTGCTCAGGTAGTAGCGGTAGGTCCGCCCGTTCGCTTTGGTCGTGTGCCACGGCGACAGGGCGCGGCCGTCGGGGCCGGTCAGCAGACCCTTCAGCAGGAAGTCCACCTTGCCACGCGAGGCTGCGGAGCGAACCCGGCCGTTGACCTGCAGCAGGGCATGCGCCTCGTCCCAGAGCACCTTTTCGATGATCGCCGGGTGGGTGCTCTCGACGTACTCACCGCGATGCTTGAGTTCACCGAGGTAGGTGCGGCAATGCAGCATGCCGTGGATCGAGCTTTTGTCGTGGAGCTTGCCGGGCCGCACCGTGCCCGCCTTCGTCGTCCACGTCTTGTTGCACCAGCCACGCGCCCTCGCCTCCTGCACGACCTTCAGGATCGAGCCCAGTTCGACGAAGCGACGGAAGATCGTCCGGACCTGCTCGGCCTCCGCTACGTTGATGACCAGCCGGCGATCCACGACGTCGTACCCCAGCGGACAGATCCCGTGCATCCACAGCCCCTTCTTCTTGCTGGCGGCGAATTTGTCGCGGATGCGCTCCGCGGTCAGTTCGCGCTCGAACTGTGCGAACGCGAGGAGGATGTTCAGCATCATCCTCCCCATCGCATCCGTGGTGTTGATCTGCTGTGTGACGGACACGAAGGTCGTGCCGTACTCCTCGAAGACCTTGACCAGTTCAGCGAAATCGAACAGCGATCGCGTCAGGCGGTCGATCTTGTAGACCACGACGATGTCGATCTGGCCTGCGCGGATGTCTTCCATGAGGCGTTGCAGTGCGGGACGCAACAGCGTGCCGCCGGAGAAGCCACCGTCGTCGTAGTCGCCCGCGACCGGAATCCAGCCCTCCATGCGTCGGCTGGCGATGAACGCCGACCCTGCGTCGCGCTGGGCGTCGATCGAGGTGTATTCGGCGTCGAGTCCCTCGTCCGTGGACTTGCGGGTGTAGACCGCACAACGCAGCCGCTTGGTCGGAACGGCGCTCATCGGCGTGCCCCCTTGCGCAGTCCGAAGAAGGCAGGTCCACTCCAGCGGGTGCCGGTGATCTCGCGGGCGATCATCGACAGGCTCGGATACCGCTTGCCGGCGTACTCGAATTCATCGTCCGGCAGGACCCGGACCCGATGTTCGACGCCGGCGTAGACGCGGATCAGTTCCGTGCCCGCGATCGGCGTCGAGCCGGTCTTCTGGCGCCTCAATGTGCCAGTCGCGACCAGTTCGTCGATCCGGCGGCTGTTGCGTTCGAGCAAGCCCCGGTCGGTCTTGGCGAACTCGATCTCCTGCCAACGATACGCGATGCGCTTCTCGACGAAACGTCGATTGGAGATGGACGGCTCGCCGCCGAAAAGGCGCTGCCATTCCTTCTTGATGTCCGGCCACGACCAATCGGCCAAGTGCGCAATGCGTGCAGCCATCGATGCGGGCGGAGCCGCGGGAGGGGATTGTTGCGTCATGCCTGTGGACTCCGGTGGGCGGGGTTGGCATGTACGCGTGGGTGGCGGCCAAAGCCAAGACCAACCGGAGAAGGCGCGCCGACGGCGCCCACGTGCGCGTCGCCGCTGCGCAGGCGGTGCAGGCCGAGGGCTAGCAACGCCGCGGCCTCCGTGCGCCGCTGTTCCGGCAACATGCGCGCTGGGTCAAAAGTTTGGATCGGTGTCACGGTGGCCCTGCCTGCTCGTCAAACCAGCGGGCAGTGTCCCAATGCGGTCATCTCGCTGTATCGCAACGTAGCGTAGTCTGCGCGACCAAAACGGCGTCGACCGCCAAGCCATGAATGTTGAATCAGATGATCCTAATACTGCTGATCGTGCTAGTTGCCATTTGAATCGTCTGCATCTTCCAACTGCCAGCGTCGGCACAGAAATCCGAATTATGCAGGCGCACCAAGCACGAAATCCTACCCGACTCGATGGGCGGCGTTGAGGACAGCAGACTGCAGCTCCCAGGTGTGCTCGGCCCGTGATTCGCTCTGACTATTCGATGCGATAGATGACGAGTGACTGTTCAGTCAGATCGACAAACTGGGCGCAGCGCGAATTCGTGTGCCCCCACACTCTTCCGCCGGTCGCGGTCATTTTCTCTGCCAGCACCATGACATGATCTTTGGATAGGCCGAACCACGAGACGACAAAGCAGAAGTCACCCTCGCGGGTATCGGCTAGGTTGGCGATCCGTTTTACGTTCGAATACTTTGCCGATGAATTCTTGAACGCTGCCGCAAGTTCAGCGACTCGAACGCAAACTCCATTAGTACACGTGACAGCAGGAAGGTTAACGAGGACTCTTGACTTGGACAGTCCATGGCAGACGAAATGTGTGCAGTCCAGCGGGAATTCCCCGTCAGGGCAATCGTTCCCGGCGCTGCAATAACTCGTGTAGTAAGCCTTTGACTTGCTCCAGCTGAACGGAAGTTTGGTTGGCGAAGAACCATCGCTAGGGATCAGCAACAGATCCTCCGCGAGTGTTCCCAGGACTCCATCTACGGAGACTTTCCATTCGTAATCAATCCTTTCTTCGGACATAATTTTCTCCTAAAGATATCAGAGACTTGCGCTTCCCAAGACCAATCCAGCTCTACGGCAAAAGTGTCAGACGTCAGGTAGAGTCGTGCCCGAACGAATGCAGCCTAGGATAGGCCGGCCAGCGATAGATTCGGGCGACCACATTATTTAAATGCGATACTACCGCAGGCTGGCGTCAGCAAGCGGCATGAGCATCTCTCAGATTTCTTCGATCGGAAAGCTCACCCTCATCAGTCGGAATCGCGCATCGGACGTCTCTTCCTCTCCGACTCGAGCGAAGAGATCAGACAGTGAATGACAGGTCCAAGCATTGCCATGACGGTCCTTTGGGTTGCGCTGCACGCTGAGCAACCGCAGGCGCAATGAGCCAATCGTTGCGAGCTCCAAACCGTCGACATCAATCCATGTCCGACCATCGTCTCCGATCGCAGCATCGCGGGTCACGAGAATCTGCTCCGCGCCCGGCAGACCGCGCGCATCCCTCGCCCGATAAGTCAGCACCGCGAACATCACGTCGAAACCCGGCTCCCGCACGAGCTTCAATGCGTCGGGCTTGCCCGCTTTGCGCACGATCGCGACACGCCCTCTCCCCGCATCGCGCAGCACACGCAGCTCGGACGCTGGTGTCGGCGGCAGGTCCGACAGCAGGATCTGGTCGGACGGCCGCGGCAACTGGATCCAGCCGGCCGAGACCCATTCCGACGCCATGACGGCATCCGGTACGGGCCAGACCCAATCCGCCGGGACCTCGCGCCTGACGCGCAACTTCACCATTGCCCAAGGGTGATGCACCGCAGCCATCTCGGTCGCCGCGCTCGGGTCACGAAAGCTCGCGACCCAACTGGCACGACGATACAAAGCCCCCGGCGCATCCGGGTCGAAGCTGTGGCCAAGGGGGCCGTGGGCGTCGACTTTCAACACGACTTCGGATTCGGGTGCCGATCGGACGAGCAGCGCATCGGGCCCTGCCATCTCGGCCTCCAGCCCGATACGCTCGGGAAGTCCGGCCTGACCGAAGGCGGTCTCGTCCATCTGCACCAGACACGCCAATCTGCGCAGTGGATCGCCGGCGGCGTAGCCGCCGGTAAGCGGCAGCAACATCGCCACTTTCGGCCGTGGCAGCACGGCGGCAGCGGGGCGAAACTTCATCGCGAACGAACGCCATCTGTCGCCGCCGCGTTCCGCATATTCGGCGCTCTTCATCAGGCCCGCATAGCGGCTGCGCGCACGCAGGCGATAGCGCTCGTAGACGGCACTGTTGTTCGACTGCATGTCTTCGCGCAGCAGCACCGTGCGTGGATCGTTCGCCGCCGAAGCGGCGTATTCGCGCACGAAATCGCCGAGAGCACGCTCGTCGAATGCCCAATCTTCGAAGGCCTTTGCCGAAGCGGCGTCCGGCGCGAAGCCGGCGCCCGCAGAAACGGTGGGCAATCGGTCGATGGTGTCGATGTCGATATGTCGGCCGTTCCAGCGCCAGCGTTGACGTTCGAGGATGAAGGTTCTCACGTATTGCCAATCGGACTTCGGCATCGCCGAGAAATCGGCAGCGACGATGAGCATGCGTCCGTCGAACGCGGTCCCCAGAGCCTTGAACAGCGGATCCTCGTCCGACGGATTCTCGTGCGTGGGTTTGGGCAACTTCGACGTGGCGACTTCGGCCAACACGATGCGCGATGCGAAGCGGATGTCGCCGCTCGCGTCTTCCGCCGCAGTGTCTCCCAGGAACAGCGCCGATGGCGCGAAGACGGTGCGGCCCTGCACAACGTCGCCCTCTTTGACGGCGAAACGATCGGTGCGGACGAGGGCCGACACGCAGAGTGCATAGACCCGGCCGGCCTGCAGTCCGGACACGACCACCTTGCCTTCGCTCGGCTTGATCGAGAGCACATCGGTTTTCTTTACTGCCGATGCGACCTCCAGCACGATCGGAGCGGTCGTAGCGTCCGGCGCCTGGGATGCGCCGTTTACCGCGACTACCCACGTCGCGTATGCATCCTGCTCGCGCGGCCAAATTTCGCGTATATCCACGCGATAGCCGTCGTGCGCCGGATCGTGGAATTTCGGCATGGCCAATCCGGCATCGGGCGCGGCGGCGATGGCATCCACCTGTTGCATCCATTTCGCCAAGCTGGCGCTCAGCGCACTCTTCAAGGCTCGTTGCCTGTCGCCGTCGGTTTCAGCGGCGAGGGCAGCGCGCCACTGCCGCAGCCACACCATCATGTCGACTTCGGGAGGATGGATCTCGAACTCCTGCCGTTCCCGGCCGAGCCATTCGACCTCTATCTCGGTGGCGGGACGCAGCAAGGTCAATGGCGCGTGTTTGTCGACACCGGCAATCGCGGTGCCTTCCGCGAGCACTTCATGCGCCAGCGGGAACACGTCCGCACGGCGCGAGAACAGGCTGTCACGATCCTTCGGCAGCAGCAGCGGCGCACCGACGGGCACGCGGCGCAGGTAATAACGCCACGGTCGATCTGCCAGCAGCTGGATGGCCGCACCGTCCAGCCCCGCCTCGTTGTGCAAGGCGTCGATGGACCGCGCCGGATGTCCATCCGCCAGCGCCGCCGGCAGCGCGTTACCCGGTCCGATGAGGAACGGCGCGGCCGAATAGGCTTGCCCGAATTTCAGATCCGGCAGCTTCGACTTCGGCGGAGCCATAATCCGCAGTGGCGTCAGCGCCGATCCATCGGGATCGCCGCCCCCGCCGTAACCCACCGCCAGCGCTTCGTCGTCGCCGCGGTCGAACCACGGCTCGCCGTTATAGGCAACCATAGTGGTTCGCATCTCGCCCGCGAACCCCGGTGGCTGTCCGGCCAGCGCCTTGTATCGGAACGAGGGCGTGCCGTCCGGCGCATCGAAGACGACGTCTGCCGCAGCCAGGCATTTCCACGATTTTTCGCGCTGGCGCACAAGCATGCCGACACCGGCGATCTGCCGACGCAGATCCTGCAAGAGCTCGTCGTCGCTGTCGACGTGACCGGGTCGATCCATCGGCAACATCAGATCCTGCACACGGTCCAGCGGCCACGGATCGCCGAAGGCCGCGGGGTAACCGGCCGGCACGGCGGTCGCACGCATGTTGCCGTCGAGATGGACGCGTCCGAGCGCAGCGATGCGACCAGCGAACGCCGCATGGAAGGCATTCGAGAGAATCGGGTCGGCTGCGATGCCCGACGTCTCCAGGTATCTCCGCAGATGCAGATTCGGTGCGACGGGGTTGGACGCGACATCGGTCAGCAACGACTCCAGCGCTAGTTTCGGATCGGCTTCGGCGGACGCACGCAACCGGTCCACCACCGCGCGCAGCGGCGTCGGCGTCGGCGTCGCGCCCGATTCGACAGGCGCGCTCTCACCCGCGCTGCACCAGGCCGCGCGCACCGACGCGCCGAGCGGGTACGCCTCCCTGGCTTCGGAGGCCCACCATTTGCTCAGGTCATCGACCGCATCCGAATCGTTGATGCTGTCGGCATGCTTCTTCACGGCCTCCAGCCAGGGAGTCTCATAGATCGAGAACAGGCCGGCATCGGACGTCAGCCAAGCGAAGATGCGTGCGGCTTCGCGCACGAAGGCCAGGCCGCCCTGCATCCATGTCGTGTCCTGCAGTTGCATTGGCGTCAGCAACTGGGGCGCTCCTGTTTCGACATGCGCATTCGCAGCGCGAATCGCGGCATCCAACGCATCCTGCGACAGCGGGGGCGTGCCCTTGAACGCCGCAGCGAGCACATGCCAGCCTTTCCGCCCATAGTCGTCGCGCAGCGCCGCGCTGAGGACGGATGTCAGCGGATGCGCGCCATCGTTCCCCAGGCGTCCGAGCGCACCGTAGCGCAGCGTCCACGCTGACAACGCGAAGGCGATCAATCCGGTGCGATTGGCCTGTTGATCGAAAAAGTCCGCCAAGTTCGACGCGATTTCAGGCTTCCCGGAATCGGTGGCGGCCATCGCCGAGAATGCATCGAACAGCAGATCCGGCTGATCGCAAGCCTCGGCGACCAGCGTCGGCATCGCAGCAATGGCGTCGTGCGAGGTCCACTTCGCATCCCGTCCGAGGTTCACCCACAGCGTCGTCAGATCGAGCGGAGCCTCCGGATCGGACTTCGGCTCTGCGCGCCCCCCCACGTGAGCGATCGCCACCGGCGCCTTTGCCGCATCGTCCGCCCACGCGTAATGCGCTTCGATCTCGCCCTGCCCTGCCACGATCCCGGGGACGGCATCCGTGGGCGCCGAGACCTTGCCGTCCAACAGTTCGAGCACATCGGTCATGTCCTCCATGCCCAGCGTGCGGGGAAGTGCGAAATAAACCTCATCGGGCTTGATCGCGACGGTCGGGACACGCAGAACGATCTGCAGGTTCAAGCGGTACGGCATCAGCCCCGGCCAGCGGCTCACCTGACCCAGCAGGTCCGGCCAACACTGCGGATTGGGCAGATCGGGATCTTCGTCGCGCTCGTCCTGCGACAGTGCCAGCGTGTACCGGTGCGGCGTGGAAGGATCGATGGCGATCGAGCCCGCATCCGCATCGCGGCAACGGCGATACAATGTCTTGAGCGTAGTGAACGTTGACCGAACCTCGTCGATTTTTGGCGACCATTCGGGATCGAGCGCCACCGATGCCATGTCCTGGACGAGGACCGGCTGCGGATGGTCGACCGTCTGCCGATAGAGCGCGAAGTCGCCATATCGCCAGCGCCAGGGCTGCAACACTGCTTCCAGTCGGGCGTCGTCGGGGAGCGGGCCACCGTCCCACGCCACGCTGGCCGACATGACCAGATCGCGGTGGGCGTCTTCGTAGACTGGGCCCAGAACCGCCGTATCGAAGTAGAACTTCAGGCCCATGGTCAATCCTCGTAACGCTCGAGATAACGGTCGGCGCGTTCGCCGTGACCCACCGCTGTCCGCAGGGCAGTTTCCTGTCGCGACGAGATATTGGAGGGCGAAGACTTCGCTGCCCCGTCGACCAAGGCCTGACGGCTGCCGGACTTTCCGGCGAACTGATATGTCACCCGTTGCCGTACGGTGCGTTTGAAGAACCGCCCGATCTTGACGGTGACATGCACCACCCCGCGCCCGACCAGCGAACCGCTGGACTGATATTCGATCTCCAGCCGCAGATACACGCCGACGGTGACGATCCCCCACAGCCGGAAATCGCCGGTGAACAGGAAGAAAACGATCAGGTTGAAACGCGAATGCGAGCCGCGGCTGACGAATCTCGCATTCACGCCGAATACCACTTTTGCCATGCCACGGATCGGTCCGAAGGCCACCGAGAACACCCTGCCGGCGGCGATCGCGATATCCACTTCCGACTCCAGCAGCCCCTTCGCTGGCGCGTACGACACCGCGACCGTCAGCCAACCACCGCCACCCAACAGGCCGACGCTGATTACGAATGGTTTGTCGCGCGAAGCAAGACCGAGCCGCGTGCCGATCTTGAACTCCGGCTTGGCGACGAGTTCGAACGAGAGGTTCAGCGCCAGTCCATCCATCGCGAACGCGCCGACATTCAATGGTCCGGGATCGAGCTCGAGTGTCGTGCGCACCCCGATGGGCTGACCGTCGACTTCGATCAGTTCGGGCACGAAGCCCTGCGCCTTGTCCGGATCTTTCTGCAGATCCTTGCGCGATTTGATGAGATCCGCGATGAATTTCAGACCTGCTCTGAAATCGATGCGGTCTGGGTTGAAATCGAAATCGAAACGCCCGCGGTCATCGAAACGGATCGCCGCATCGCGCAGGTCCACTAGGGCGTTTCCCGAGAACTCCAGACGCAGCGTCGATGCGATTTCGCCCTTGGCATGAAAGCCCGGCTTGCCCTCGAGCGCCGCGTCCAGACGCGAGTTGGCTGTGAACCTGGGTTTGACCAACCGCAGCGTCAAGCTCATGGCATCGAACAGCACGGGATTTGTGTCGTAGGGGACGTCGACATCCGCCTGCACCCAGGCGCGCTTTGACTTCTTATCGAATCCATGCGTGATCCGAACGGCGTTGCGGTCGAGATTCGGCAGCTTCACCCGCGACAGCAGACCCGGCATCTTCACGCCGCCGAGACTGCCGAACACCGCGTTCAAATCGAATTCGCGCAGCGCTGCCGGCAGCAGGCCCGAGGCATCGATACCCACGGAGGGCAGATTCAGCGAAAGACCTTTCAGATCGTCGCCCAATTCGGAGAAGAACGCGGTAACCGGGCTGAGGTCGATGGTGATATCGCCGGGCTTGAAGACGTACTCGAGCCATTCACGGTTGAAACTCAGCTCGGGCAAATCCGGTGCGGCGCCGAACGCGCGCAGCAGCGACAGCGGCGCATCGAAGGCCGTGCGCACCGCATCGCCGAGGCTGTCGGCGGCATGGGCGATCCAGTCGGATGACGCTTCGATAGTCCCGGACAGCGCCGACCACATCGCTTCCAACTGGCTGGCGAGGATTGCGTGATCCATGGACGGGAATTTTTCGACCAACGTTCCCAACGTCGACAAAGCGTCGAGCAACACCTTTGCGTGCGCGGGATCAATCTGCGGCAGATAGGGGCAGATCGTGTCCTCGATCCGCTGCTTGATCGCCGTGTTCGCATCCGCGCACGCCTGGGATACCTTCGCCTTCAGGGCACTACCGGCGACATCGACTTTGATCTTGAACCCTGCGAGATCCGCCGCATTGGCCACTTCGGCTTCGAAATCGCCGACACCCTTCCGGATCCCCAGAATGGCTTCGTCGAATTCTTTCGACAACGCCTGCACGTGCCCACGCGCATCGCCCATGCCCGCCAGCGCTTCCTCTTTCAGCGCATCCATCGCCTTGTCGATATCGGCGCGCCCCTTGCCGATGCCGGTCTTGAGATCCTTCACCGCGCTACGCAAGGTTTCGCCGAATTTCTCTGCGATGCCATCTGCGCTGTCAAGCCTCAGGTCGGCCGCATCGACCACTCCCTTCCATTCGCTGTCCAGGCCGCCGACTAGTTTCGGCAATCGCTCCGCGAGATCGACGCCCGCGACATTGCCGTTCCAGCGCGCCGCCAACCGCGCGCACGCGCGCCGCAATTCGTCGAACAGCGGCTCCGTGTGCGTGCGCAGATCGCGCAGCGTCTGGCGTACCCGCGCCAGACGCAAACGATAGGCACGCTCGTCGAGCGTCTGCCCAATGTCGTCGAGCATGACCTGTAGTTCCGCCTCCGCCTCCGCGACGACGGATACCGCCCGTTCCCGGATGCGTTGCAATTCGGCTTCGGCGCGGTCGAGGGTGGCATCGAGGTGCGCCGCGGCCTGGCCGCCGGTCGCAGCTAGGATGTCGACGCGCTGCGAGAGTTCGTGGGCAAGCGCCCTGATCTCCTCTTCTGCGAGCTTTCCGATCGCGTCCGCCCGGCGCTTGATCTGATCGCCTTCTTCGTCGATGCGCCGGGCGGCATCGCGTGCCAGCACGTTCAGCGGCCGCTGGGCCTGTGCGATGAGCAAGGCACAAGGCGACCGCGCGAGCACATTCATGCCGTCGTCGGCGATGGCCCGCAGTTCCTTGAGCAATGCGTCGATCCGCGTCTTGAGGCGCTTGCTTTCCGCGTCCCAGCGCTCCTTCGGCCAAGTCCCGCGCAGCCCCATCGCCAGCGTGTCGCGCACATCCTCACGGATGGACTCGAATTCGCCCATCGCCGCGCGCGCGCGGCGCACGGGCGAAGCCTGCTCCGGCAGTTCGGCGGGCCGGCGCATCACCGTGAAGTTGGCCAGTTTCGCGGAAATCGGCCGCGGGCCACGACCGGCGACCAGGTCGATCGCCGTCGCACCGCTTTCGATCCGCCAGGTACACGGCGCGAGCGCTGGAGGCAGTGCCTGCGGGGACGTATTCGGCCTGCGCAGAGTCTCGGCGCTGCGGTCGCCGAATGGCGACGGCGTTCGCTCGAGGTGCACGCGTGTGTCCACGAAATCCAGGTCTTCCAGCGCCGGCCAGCGATCGCTGTCGTCGCCGGCACCGCGCGTGGTGTCGGTGAAGAACATCAGATTTTCGGGGTCGGCGATCGCGTGCAGCGCTTCTTCACCGGCCTCCTGCGACGCCGCGATCAGGTTGACCAACGGCTTCGGAAACAAAGTCGGGTCCTCACCCTTCCGCCAGAGCGGCACCGCCCAGCCCTGCATGCCCACGTCTCTGCCCCACAGGGAGCTGACGCGAATGATGCGATCGGCGAATTTCAGACCCTGCACGAAACCGGTCGTCTGCGCCGGGCGGTCGGGCGGCGCGAACCGGCGCTCTGGTTCGAGCAGTTCGATGTATTCGTCGACCTTGCGCACGATCGGCAAATGCTTCAGCTCATTTTGCACCTCCTCGTAACGTTCGGCGCGACGCGTCGTGCGCTCGTAGACGATGACGTGCTTGGCGCGGTTCCAGAACACGCCGATGCGCCCGATCCGCTCGACCGCATAGTGGCTGACGCGCCCGAGTTCGACTTTCGCCTCGATGATCGAACGATCCTCGTCGAAACGGGCCTTCAGCGCGCCATACCCGCCCAATGCGGTCCAGGCGAGCTGCGAGGCCTCGCCGCTGGTCGAGCGCAGATCGCGGGTGACGTCGACGTAGATGCGCTCCGACTCGAACCCGAAGGTGGCTCCGCCGCGCAGGCCATGCCCCTTCCGGCCGTCCAAGTAAGGTTCGGGATCGAGGTCGGCGAATTCGCGGTGATCGTCCGTGGTCGACAGACGCAGGCGCTGGCTCAGACCGTTGCCGCCATCGAAACAGGCGGCGCCTTCGGCCAGCGGGCGATACGGATGGAGCGGCAACAGACGGCTCTGGTAGCCGTCGACGAGGGCGTTCCAGGCTCGGCGGTAGGGCTCCGGCGCGGTCGTTTCCGCCGCTGAGGCGCGCGTGGCGTCGATGCCGACGAACCGTTGCACGATTCCTCCACGCGCGACCTCGTCGGTGGTCAGCCGGATGCCGGTCGGGGCGAGAGTCGTTTCCAGGCCGTAGAGCAGTTCGAAGCGGGCCGACGTCAGTACCGGCCCCGGAGCCGCGCCCCCGGCCCGGCCGAAGAGCAGACGCAGGTTCCAAGGCAGGTCGCTGTAGGCGCGTTCGTCGTCGCGCAGTCGCAGCTTGAAATCGGCATGAGGACCGAGGCGATAGTCGACGAGCGGAGGCTGGCCGTCTTTCGGCTGAGGCTGGTCGCGTGTCGGCTCGGGAATATCCTTCCGGCGCTCGTAGGCTTCGCCGACGCCCTGAGTCGGCAACGTCAGCGTCGCGATAGGATCGAGCGATCGGAACCGCCAGCGCGGCCCCTCGGGGTCGCTCAGCGACCATGTGGCGTAAGCGCCCGTCTCCTCGTCGGCCAGCGGCAGCGGCACCGCCACCTTGCCCAAGAAGAACGGCGTGACATCCAGCACGATCACGTCCAGCTGTCGGTGCTGGTCGGCGTCATCGCCGGGTGAAGACTGCGCCAGCAACGAGAGCGATAGGCTGCGCGAATGTCCATCGCGCAGCCACTCGCGCGCGATCAACGCGCTTTCCGCGAACGCCCCATCGGCGGCCGGGGCGACGATCGGCGACGACAGGGCGTCGCTGTTCAGATCGTCCGAAAAGCGGCTCTCCGGCGCGGGATCAAAGCCGATCGGCCGCACCGCGATGCCGCCCAATTCGAGTTCCGCATGCAGCAATGGCCGCTGCATCGAACGCCGGCGCGGATGCATCGCAAGCGCGTAGGCGATCCTGAAGTTCTTCCTGCCGGATGCCCGCGCGAAGTCCAGTTTCATGGCGCCGACGTCGCTCGCCGGCATGTCGCCCGGACCGGCGATCCGCAGCTCGGAGAGATCGATGACCGCATTGGGCTCGAAACCGTGCGCCCTGTCGTCGCGACCGATCGCCACCATGCCGCACTTGCCGGTAAATGCGATCACGCCCGCGTCGGACGCCAGTCCGGGCAGCGTCACCCGTACCGGAAACGCGGCGGTCGTGGTCAGGCGCACGCTGCGACCGGCGCCGAAATCGTCCGCGCCCGCGAGTTGCGGTTCGTCGGGTCGCTGGTCGCGCTGTTCCCAGACGATGCTCGCGGTGGCCTGCGGCATGCCGTCCGCAGCGATTTCCGGCACCACACTGATGCCGTCCGGTTCGTTCGCGATGGCCACCGGATCGCGGATCGCAGCGGCGATGGCGCGCCCGTATCCGGAGAGCACGCGCTTCGGGTCGAGCCCGTCAATGCGGAATTCTCGCCAGACCGCATCGGCATCCTCGGCGTCGTCCTTGGGCGGTGTCCAGGGATCGGTCTGCACGAGCCAATATTCGGCCTTGCCCGTGGCCTTGCGATGGGCGAGATCGACCAGGAATTCGAGATGCCCAGAGCCCTGCCTGAGCCTGAAACGCGGCCCGGTCTCCGCGCCGCCGCGGCCGTCCTCGAACGATGGCCAGCGCTGCGGCACGTCAGCATCGTGGTTGATGCCACGCAGGATTTCCACGCGCGAGGGCCCGCCGCCGTCGACGCGCCGGATGGTGAAAGGAACTTGGTCGTCCGTGGTCGGCAGGGACGCCTGGGCCAGCCCCGAGAGGTCGCGCAGTAGGGCCACGGGCGGCGCGGGATTGCTCCGTCGGAACGCGTTGTTCAGCGGCGCTGCCCACAGGTTTTCGCCGCCGGGGAACCAATGGTTCGGATTCTCGTCCCCGGGGATGAATCTGCTCACGCGCAGCGCATCGACGCGCAGGCTGCCGTCCGCAACGACGGTCGCTTCTAGCCGGAACACCAAGGCGTCGACGGCGGATCCGCCCGCAAGTGTCTTCAAGCCGGACAGCAATGCGTTGCGCACGACGTAGGTGACCGTCAGTTTCCGGTCCGCGAACGCGAAGCGGCTGTCGCCGGCGCAGCAACTGGTCCAGAACAACGGTCTACCCTTCGAACGTAGTTCGAAGCGTCGGAGATCGCCCGACGACAGCTTGGACGGCACTGGATTTCCGTGCGCGTCCACGTGGATGAAGAGCGGGGCTTTCCCGCCCACCCGGAAGAACTTAGCGATCCACGCCCCAGCGTCGCTCATGAAGCTCTCCATTGCTTTCGACGATTGCATGCCAGCGCACGCGCCGGCCAAACGAGGCTATCACTCCGGCGACCTGAAACTTGAACGAAAATACGTGCAAACCATTGAAATCAATGCGGATTTTCTCGATTCCGCCCAGATTTCATGCCGCCAGATCAATTGCTTGCAACTGGCGGCCGAGGCAACGACCATCTTTACGTTCGCATGGACGCTAAGCGTCGGCAAGAAGCCAAGGCCGGCAAGACAAGAATGAGGCCACAATGATGCCGGCAGCGTGAGCCCGGCCAAGTGCCAGGTGGAACGTAGGACCCGTTGCTAAGGCAATGCTCCCAACTTTAAAGAAAGTTGCCGATTTCGTCTGGTAAGGTGCAATTCCAGCGCCTAAAACACTGATTTAAAAATGGTTTATGTAAGCCCTGAATTCTAATCGCATTCTGAATTCGATCGGCGATTTCCTCTCCGATTCGCGCCTTGCCGAGCGCATCCGGATCCGCCCCAACGCCTCCATCCGGCAACTCAGTCTCACACTTCCCACCGTCGCGGCCATCATGCCCGACGGAATGTGCGCCGGCATTCAAGCCGAACTCGATGTGTTCTTCACGAGACTGACGGTTCAATCGTTCGCCTGCATGCAGTCAGCGCGCAAGCTTGGTGGAAAGAGAGGCCATACCTTGCCGAAGGCAGTTTCAGGAGCGAACACAGCACCACCTCCTACGCAGCCAGATGCAGCAGAGCCTCCTGGGCAGGCCGCCAATCGATCGCGTCGCCGGACTCCACAAACTTCTCAATCGCGGATAGTCCGTCACCACTGGCCAATCCTTGCGCCCCCCGGCCGAGAAAGTTCTGCCCAACCTCAATGGCGTTCCGAGTCGCGGCGTCGCCAACCTCGCCGACGTCGACGACTCCGACCTGCGCTCGCATGGCGGCCAGGCGATTGACTGCCAGAGGGTGAGTGCGAGGCTCACCCGAACGTAGAACGTCGATGTACGTGTAAAGGTGAAGCACAAAGGCGGCCGCATGGACCATAGGCAGGCGAAACGCAGCTGGAACCTGGTCGAGCGCGAACTTGTCGGCAAAGAGCTCTTCCTGTTGGCGAGCATCGAGCTCCTCTGCCAACGCGAACTCCCAAGTGGTTGCCTGCCGAGACTGCGCTCGCTGGTACTGGACATGACCCAACTCGTGGAGAAGCACGAACATTAGCGCAGCCTCGAGGACCACATTGGCCTTCCAATGCATCTGCGCATCAAGCGAGGCAACCACATTCGGTACTTGGCGCGCCCGCAGGTGTGCGAGCAAAGCGCTGGCGTTGAGATAAGCAATCATCTGCTCCAGCAGCCGCAGCGCCCTGGCGGCAGCTTCGTCGCCCATGGCCGATTCCAGCTTCCTCGAGGCCTTCAGTGCCTGCAAGGCAGAGCGCAGCTGACCAGTGACACAGCTCAGCCGCAGGGCCTCCACCAACCCAAGGCTGAGCGCCACGGTGTAGACCCCGGCCCCTGCATACAAGGCAGCGATGCTGCCAGGCACCGGCAGCAGGATGAAGTCCACGTCATCGGCCTTGAAGGCCCCCTGCCCCAGTACTCTCGTAGCTGCATGACGCCGGTCGTCTAGGAAGACCGCCGATAGCGCGGACAGGTCTTCCTTCGTAAGCCTGCTATGTGCGATTCGGACTTTGAGCGCAGCCGCACCAAGCGGCACCGCCCCGGTCACGGAGTCGGGGGCCGCCAAAGTTTCGATGACGGCATGGACGCGCTCTGGGTCCACGGCCTTCATGGCGAGTACCGCTACTTCGCCTTCGGGACCGCGGCGGCGAGAAGCTTTGCTTCTACCGCCGCCTTGTTTTGCGCGTCCTCGGCCGTCAAGGGGGTCTCGTTAGCCACACAGAGAGCAGACGGACTGGCCTGGAAGGCGTTGTAGATGACGTTGCCCAAGACACCAGCGGTGACGCTCAGCGAGAACGACAAGACCGCGGTGACCACTTGCTCACGGGTGACCAGCGCGTTGGTGGAGTCCAGGAAGACCTCTGATACCTCGACATCACCCCTCTGCGCCGCCAGGTTCTGCAGCAGCGCTTCGAGTGCCTTCGCTTCGGCCTCGCTCGAGGTGACAAACGTGAGTTCGATGGTCTGAACCGCCGCCATATAGCTTCCTGCTAGGAATGAACGGAGCCCAAGAATACCAACATCGCAGGAAAGCCAACAACAGGCTTCCCCCAACCTTCGGGCAAGGGGGCAAGCTACCTAGTACCCTTCCAGCAGCAGCGCTTCCAGTCTCATCACATCAAGAGACGATGATTGTCGCAACACGGTCTGCTGGGCAGGATGCCCTAGGCACCCCACCCTTCCCGCCTACACGCCGCGGTCACGGCGGCATCACCCTTATCTTGCTCGGCTCGAACGTCCAAGCACGAGCAGGTCTATAGCGCGTAGATTGCCGTTCGCTGTACTGTCAGCGCCTACGGTACATCAGACATCCTTGCATGCTTGGCGTAGCGCACTGGCCATTTCCAGTGCGAACTCGCACAGGTAGGCCAAGCTGCCGTCGAGCCCGGTCTCGGTTCCGAGCATCAGCAGGCGGCGCACGGCATCTTCAAGATCAGCAGCTTCTCGCAGGGCGGTGGAAGTCTCGACGCCGCTGGCGACGAACAGCAATTGACGCTCCTCGGCAGGAATGTCGCGGAACGGGAACTCGCGCGTGATGTCGCTCATATCCGCGCTCCTAAAGTGCCACAAGCCGCTGAGCGCGACGAACGATGTTCTACCCGAATCGGGCCTGATAGAGTACTTGTAGCCATTGTCGTTCTCCTACGGAACGGTGGTGGTCAGGGCGGCCGGGGTGTTGACGCACCTCGGCCGTCCGCGTTTCCGGCGTATGCCGGAGGGTGGTGCTGGCGATTACGCTCCGCTGGTTCTCGCGCGTCATACAACTACGATGGGATGGTCGTTCTCCAAATTGGGTGGCTTCAGCGCCCGCCGGGGTGAGCAGCGGAGGTGGTGTGCGTGGCGTGCTCGTCTTACTCCGTGGGATGTCCTTGTGCGTATGGACACATGAACGCGCTATTCGGGAGGAAAGCCAAGACCCTTCCGCGCATTTTCTTGATCGCGTGCCTGCTGCGATCAGCCTGTGATGTGACCCATCGCTCGTGCAGGCGCACGCAGCTAGCGCGAAAGCAAACAACGCTGCGACCGGCGTGCCGGCCGCAGTCCAACGAAGATCTGGTATCAAGCCGGCGGCGTGCTCTGCGCAATGGCGTGCAGTGCTGCCTGCGCATCTGCCGCCAACCCGATCCGGGCGTTGACGATCGCCCAAGTACAGGCCGTGGACAGCGCGTGATTCAAGACACGTGGCTTCTCGTGGAGCGGGGCTGCTTGATAGCGCGTCTGACAGCGTTCGATCTCACACAAGGCGTGCTCCAATGCTTGCCGGATGTTGGTCAGTGCGTCCTCACCCTGCGTAATTGCACGGCGCGTGTTGAAGGCCTGTTCGTCGATGTCGATGCTCACTGTGGATGTCCTTCCGTCTGGGTGTGCACCCATGAACGCGCTGTTCCCAGGTGAAGCCAAGCGCGCGAGCACCGACTCGCGTGCGGAGACAGACGACGGACAGCTTCCGCGCCACCGCTCTCGTAATCAGTCGCCTTGTTCGGCCAGCGGCGGCGCGAAGGCGACGAGCGGATCGCTGCCGGTGCCGGCGCGACGGGCGATTTCAGCGATGATCACTTCGCGCAGATCCGTATCGCTGCGATGCAGGGCGAGCAGAAAATCGGTGCGCAGTTCGGCGACGAGATCCTTCACCGGCCAGTCGGTGATCGTGGCGAGACGCTCCCCGTCCTCGAAGCCCATCCTGTAGACCTCCGCCAGCCCGTCGAGCAGGCGTTGGACATGGGCGATCCGGTCGATGTCGCCAGATACCGCTACGGCGTCGATGTCGATGCCGTGGCGTGCCTGCACGATGAAGCGGTAGGGATCCTCGTTGTGCTCGAAAGCATGCGCAGTCATGTCGGTCACCACACGATGCTGGTGGGGTTGGCGGCGATCCGTGCGAGCAGTTTCGCGAGCGGTTCGACCTGCGCGCCATCGGCGATGGGCGCGAGGATCGTCGTGCCGGTGTCGATCAGTTCGATACGGATGACCTCGATGCCGTTGCTGGCGTAGGCGACGTGCTTGCGCCCGCCGATGTGGCGCACCAGCGCGTTCGGGTTGCGCGCTCGCAGGATTTCGCGACGCCATGCGTGCCGGCCGCGCTTGCCGGGGACGCGCACCAGCAGGGAGGCGAGGAAGAATTCCTTGACGCGCTTGGGCTTGCGGGAGGGGGTGGGTTTCATGCGGGTCGATGTCCGTGTCGGGGTGGGCATGAACGCGCTGTGCGCGAGGGAAGCCAAGCGCGTCCTGCTGTGTGATGAGAGTCCTGTTCAGCCGCCGGAAGCGTTGCGCTTCTTGTCCTTGCGGCCCTGCTCGATGCCGGCGCGGTAGGCCGCTTCCAGCGCATCCCGCAGTTCCAGTACCGAGACTTCGTGGAAGTCCAGACGGTCGCGATGGCGCGATTCCAGCGTTTCGATTCGCAGGTGCTGCTGTGCGATGCGGGTCAGGCGTGTGTCGAGGCGATTCATGGCTCGTGTGCCGATGGTGTGAAGGTGCTGCATGAACGCGCTGTTCGCGATGGAAGCCAAGTCGCGGCTTGGCTTCTTTTTCGCGGGACTTCGACTATCCAAGGCGCGCGACGTAGCGGGCGAAGTCGTATCCCGAGGGATCAACGTAGAGGTAGGGGCGGCTGGGCGCGTGGACCTCGACGCACAGGCAACCGTCGGCGACATTGCCGCCCTTGCCGGCGAGCCACGGCTGCGGCCGGGTCAGGTCCCTCGTGAAGTCATCGAACTGCGCGATGGTCAATTCGACCGTTTCGGTGATGTAGATGCGGTGCTCGCCGGTGGCGCACATCTCGCGCAGGTTGTCGGGCTTGCACGCGAAGGGAAGGCGCACGCCGAGTTGTTCGACGCGCAGCGATTGCCCCCGGAATTGAACGATGCGCGGTGTGCGGGGGATGTGGAGGGTCATGGTGTACGGGGTGGCGAGCGTCATCGTGGGCATATGTGTTCTCGGTGTAGGCGTCGGCGATTCGACGCCGGCATGAATGCGCTGTTCTGGAGGGAAGCCAAGCGCCACACGCACGCAGATCGTCGCCGTACAGGTGAGCGCATCGCTGCCCCGCGCCGTACGCGCGGGGCACTTGCCGACCTCAGCGGCGGCTCGTTCCTGTGATGAGGTCGTAGGCGTCGCCCAGCCGCGCCAATTGGGCGAGGCGCTCTTGCGGGCTGAGGCGGTCTTCGACTGCGACGATGGCATCGCGCAGCACATCGCCGCGTTCCGCCAGCGATGTCGCCTGTTCGAGGCGCTGCAGTTGCAGTCCGATATCCAGGCGCGTGGCGTCGAGCGCGTCGATCAGCGCGCGCAGGTGGCGCTCGCCTTCGTCTTTGGCGTCGGGTCTGTTGTCGTTCATGGGCGTCTCCGGGGTGTGTGGTCGCATGAACGCGCTGTGCGGGATGGAAGCCAAGCGCCGTTGCATGTCGCGCCGCGACATCCGGACACCTGTCGTACAGGCTTCGATGCAGGCGTTGACTTCGCCGGTGAACTACGCCAACCGACGCAGACTGACGCGTTCGACGCGACCGGCGAACGCGCTGTCTGCGGCAACACGCAGCGCGGTGTGCGCACTGGCCGTGAACACATCGACGAAGGTGCCGCTGCCGCCGCGTGCGTCGCCCTGCACGGGCGTCGCGCCGTCCAGCACGACGCGCGCGCTGCCGGCGGTTACCTGGGACAACACCCATTCGATGCGATAGAGGGCGCCATCGACGAACGCGAAGGGCTGCGCGAGATCGGAGGCGACACCCGCGACCTTGATCGCCGCACTGCCGGCGATCGACCAGCCGGCACCGGGTGTCCACGCGGCCTGGGTATCGAAGTCGGCATTCGCCAACTTCTCGCCACACTCGCACTGGAGCGTGCGCACGTGCATCTGGCGACTGGCGAGCGCGCCACGCTGGCTGCGGATTTCGACGCGGATGGTGGCGTCGCTGGCCAGCAGCACCTCGACCGTATGGCTCGTTCCGGCGATGCCGGTCGTTTCGTGCAGCACCGCCCCGCTCAGCGCGTGCAGGACGCGCACGATCGTCGTCGTGCCCGGCTCGGGGCCGATGCTGCCGGCCTCGTGTTCGATCAGGCGATCGCCCTGCAGCATGCGATCGCGGTGCGCCCAGGCGAAGTCGAGTCGCGCGAAGGCCGTCTGCGGCCACGCGGCGCCGTTGATCCGCAACCGGCCCGGCGGATAGGGTCGGGCGTGGCGCGCGTCGAGGCGCACCTGCGCAACGGGCGCGAGTGCGGGATCGAGCGTGCCCTGTTGCGTGCGCGTGAGCAGTTTCGCCTGGACGGTATCCCCGGCGAGGTATTCGGTCGGATCGGCGCCGACGTAGGTATCCGTACACCACACCCGCGCACCCGCCGCGTGCAGCGTCGGCACGGTATCGACACAGCCACGGGCGAGCGTGAGCGTCCCTGCGACCGGATCGACGGCATCGACGCGCACCAGTTCCTCGTCGATCAGCGCCTCGCTGCCGACAGCGACCAGATCTAGGTCGCGCATGTCCGCGAGCATCGCCACCGTGTCGGTCGGTCCCAGCGCACCCGCGAGGGTCGCCGTGGCCGAGAAGTCCCCGCCCGCGACCTCGACGAAGTCGCCCGCACCGGTGCGCGTGGTGAGCGTGTAACCGTAGGCCGGCCCGTTCGGCCGCGCGCCGAGCGCGACGACGAACCCGGCATCGTCCTCGACCTGCGCCAGATCCGCGGGGCGCAGGCGGCCGGCGAGATCGCGCCAGGTCGCCTCGACAAGGCGCTGCGCCGGCACCGGCACCGGACGCGTGTCCGGCGGCGTCCAAGGCCCGATCACCGGCCGGAGGTAGGTGGTCGCGGCCATGCCGTCGATGTCCTGCACCAGCACCAGCGCGAGCGCACCGTCCGTGCGCGTGCCCTCGTCCACCTCCAGCACCCGCACGGGCATCCACTGCACGCCCTTGCGCCGCCAGGACAGCGCGAGCACGTCGCCGCGCTTCACGCCCCACCAGCGACGGTCGACAGTGAGTTTGATCCGCTGCAGCAGGCTGCTCGCGGCGGCGGTCTCGCGCGCGGCGACGCGCTCGCATAGATCGCGATTCCACAAGCCGGGCAACGTGCGGCGATCGGCGACGACGCGGCCCTGCGCCTGGACGTTCGCCATGTTCTGGAACGTCGCGGCGATCTCGAGGTTCGTGACGCAGTCGCGGCCGAGCACCGTCACCTCGTTCACCGAACCATCCAGCAGCGGCGTCTGCCAGCTCTCCAGCGCCAGCACGCTGGTTTCGTCGAGCAGCGGCAACGTGGCGACGTCGTAGTCCGGCCGGAACAACCGGTACACGAACTGGCCGCGCATCGGATCGAACGCCCACAGCCCGCCGACGTGGGTGTTCACCGTCTGCAGGAAATTCCCGATCGAGTCCCCGCGTCGCCAACCGAGGCACAACCCGAACGCCTCGTCGTGCAACTGCTCGGCCGCGCGCAGGAAGCTCTCGCCATCGATCAGGGCGGGATCCAGACCGCAGCCCCAGACCGTGTCGGTCAGGCACTGGTAGTGGATGTGCGCCGCGTTCATGCCGCGACCAATGCGCGCGAGCTGCGGCTGCCACACCGGCGTCGACCAGCCCTGCACGAAGCGCCCCCAGCGCTTGGCCCACAGCTTCAGGTACGGGTTCATCGCCCCGACCATCCCGCGGTACAGCGTGGTGCAGAGTCCGCGCGCAGCGGGCCACGGTCCGGGCACCTGTTGCTGCAGGTAGGGCACCGGCAGTTGATCCGGCTCGCCCATGCGGATCTGCAGCGTGCCGACCAGGCCGCCTTCCTTCTTGTCGCCTCCGAACAGTTGCGGCAGGTTGATCGCCAGCGTGCCGCTGCCGGCGCGTTCGCCCTCGAACACCGTCTGCCCGCCGACCTTGACCGCTGCGAGGTAATCGTTCGGGCCGATCGACTCGCCCATGTACAGGTACATGAAGTGGCGGTAGCCGATGGTCGGCTTGCTCGACTTACCCACGGCGACGGTCCCAGGCGCGCAGGCGCTGCAGCCGGGTGTGCCGCGGCGGTGAGACCACGATCGGGCGCAGCGTGGGGATCACGATCGGACGTCGTCGCCAGATTTTATGCACCGTGCATAAGACGTTCGCGGCAAGCTTCCGGTCGCGCCCGAACCCATTCGCCGCCCACACCAGATGCACGAGCGCCGTCGCGATACCGAAGCTGCCGGCGAGCCTCTCCCCCGCGTACCAGAGCACGGCGCCGGAACCGAGCGAGGCGAAGGCAACGACCGTGGTCCAGACGCGAAACACGCGATCACGACGCATCGGAGTCCCCCTGTTCGCGTCGTGCAATCTCCAGAACACGCGCCACGAACGGATCGTCGTGCAGATGGGGGTGGTCGTCGACGGCGATGCCGTCCTCGCGCAACGCGCGCAGATCGATGCCGTGCTGTCGGCACCACGCGCGAATGCCCGGCGTGCAGAGCGGCCCGCCGGCCGGATCGATCGCGCGCACATGCCGAAGGTGAATGCGCAGACCGTCCATCATTTCCCACCGCTGGCCTTGATCGGCGTGGTGCGCAGATCGCCGTAGGCGAGCACGTTCGGATCGTCCACCCACACCTCACCGAAGATCACCATGACCTCGCGGCCCTCTTCGGCGGTCGGCACCGAGAAGTCGGCGAGCGAAGGCGGCTTGGTCGATTGCGGTTTGGGGCGCATCGCGACGCTGAGCGCGATGGCGAGAATCAGCACGAAGACGTAGACCCACATCGTGGAGAGGTTCCTGGGGTGCGAGGTATGGGGTGCGAGGCACGGGGTGCGGGACGCGCGCAGCCGCCGTCCGGCGCGCATGCGCCGGGCGGTGCGTGGAAGGGGCATCAGAAGACCGGGTCGCTGCCGAAGGGATTGCGCATGTCCTTCAAGGTCGGCTGGCCGCCGTAGTTGAGTTCGTTGCGGAATTTCGGGCAGCCGTTCGGCCCCAGCGTGCGATCGCAGCCGGGGAACGCGACGACGCGCGCGTCGGGCGCGAGCGCGGCTGGGGTGAGCAGGCGCAGGGTGGTGCCCACGTGACTGACCACGAAGCGGCGTTCGACGCCGAGCGTCGCCGTCCACTGCAGCACGCCGCCGTCGAAGTGACCGTCGTCGAACGCATCGAAGGCGGCCGACGACACGGTGTAGCCGGTCGCGTCGCTGAGCACCGCCAGCACCGCGTGCGCGTCCGGATCGGCATTGCACAATCCGAGCCCCTGGCTGTAGAGCACCAGCGGACAGTTCGACTGCCAGCTGCGGCGCAGGCCGAGGGTCTCGACGGCGGCGGCGAGCGACTCGCAGCGCAGCTTGGCGACGCTGTGGGTTTCGTCGAGATTGGCGACGTGTCCGGTCCAGCCCAGGCGCACCTGGCCGTCGCGCACCCGCACCCGTTTGAGGTCCAGGCGCAGGCGCAGCCCCGGCGGCACGGGGCGGAACAGGTTCAGCAGCGGCAGATCCAGCGGCGCGGTGATCTGCAGCGCGTTCTTCGATTCTTCCGCCGACTGCACGATCTTCTCGCGCGTGAGCGTGACCGGCGCGTAACGCTGGCCTTCGACGATCGCTTCGCGTTTGGCATCGGTGTAGCGCCAGTGGTGCAGGCCGATCGAGAAGTCGTACAGCTCGATCTCGCGCGAGAGCAGGGCCATGCTTACGGCTCCTCCGCGGGAATGCCGGCGAAGGACACGGCGCAGTCGAGCAGACCGTCGCTGTCGGCGTGGTGGCGCAGTTCGACCGTGTCGCCCGCCAGCGTGACCAGCGACATCCAGCTCACCAGCCGGACCCATTCGGGTCGGACCACACGGCCCAGCGCGACGTCGATCCTCAGTCGTTCGGCGATGTCGCCATTGGGGAGCGCGAACTCGTTCGACGCTTCGATCGCGCGGTAGAACACGACGCCATCGACTAGTTCGATACGGACATGTCGACGGCCCGCCTGCTGGCGCAGACTGCGACTGACGCCGCAGGCGGCGATGGTGAGCGTGAGTGCGGTCTCGCCGATCGTTTCGATTACCTCGAGATCGTCGGTCCAGGTCGGCAGCCACAGCGCCTCCGCCCGCCCCTGCAAGCCATAGAGCAGACTGCGGTGTGCGGCGCGTTCGGCGCGGCCGAACAACCGCCAGGCGTGCGACTGCGTGGTCCACGCCAGGCCCGACGCATCGTCGACCTGCGTGCGGCCGACGTCGCCATCGAGACGATCGAAGCGACGGGCGATGATCGCGCTCGGATCCCGGGTTTCGTCCGGGCGGTGTTCGAGCACGGGGAACCCGCGGTAGCGCGTCGCCGGCAACGCCGCCGGCCAGTCGCAGGGTTCGGTCGCCTCGAAGCGCAGCTGCGCGGACATCAGCCGGTCGGTGTGGCGCCGCAACTCCGGCGCATCGGTCAGGCGCGCGGTGCGGCAGGGGATCAGGCGCGTGCCGACCGGCCACGCGCGGCGCGTCGGCGCACGCAAGGACACACGCCCGTTCGCGATCTGCGCGACTTCGACCAGTTCGTAGGTCGCCACGTCGCGCCAGAGCATGGCGAGGCTGCCGACCGTAAAATCCAACCCCGTGGCGTCGACCGGGATCTCCACCGCGCCCGCAGCCAACGGCGCACCGAGCCGCGTCGTATCGACGAACACCGGCAACGCCCACACCCGCGCCGTCCAGTCGAACAGCGCGTGCTCGACCCAGCGCCGCTCGCGCCGGTCGGCGAGGATGGCGAACTCCCACGACCGATGCGGCGCATCACGCAGCGGCGTGCGCGTAACGGTGCCGGCGACGGCCATCTGGACATCGGTGAGCCAGGCGAGCGTTTCGGTCAGCGGCTCGGACCAGTCCGGCGGCAGCGACCAGGCGTTGAGGCGCAGGCCGTCGATGCGGATCGACCAGTTCGCGCCGTCCGCGAAGGACAGCACCGCCACCGCGTCGATCACCGGCGGGCCGTCGAGGCCGACGGTGAGGGTCAGCACCCGCTCCTGCAGTGGACGCAGCGCCAGCGGCAGTGCTCCCGGCGCGGCGAGCGTGCTGCCAGCATCGCCCTCCAGGCGCAGCGCGGTCAGCGTCTGCGGCAGCGTGCGCCAGGCATTCCACACTGCGATCTCGCGGGTCAGTTCGGAGACGACGTTCCCCAGCGACAGTGCGGTCGGCAGGACGTGGACACGGTCGAACAGGTCCTCCGCGAACCGGTGCGCGAGCCGCCCGGTCGCGGGCCAGCGCAGCGCCTCCGGCGCCCGAAACGCCCCCGCCCCTGCGGTCAACCGCTCGCGGGCGTAAGTGCCGGGGGCGAACGCCCCCTCGCCGAGCGCGTTCAGTTCGATCGAGAGCATCGGGTTGGCCGCACCGAACGCCCGCGGCGTCGGCGCGAGGCCGATCAGTCCGGCCATCAGGGCGCATCCCGCAGCGCGACGCCGAAGGTGCCGGAATGCTGTGCGCCGATCGGCCAGCCGGCGCCATTGCGCTGCACCGGGTGAACCGCGTGCAACGGATACGCCAACCAGCGTTCGGGGCCGTAGAGCAGCGGTTGGCTCAGATCGAGGTGATCGAGCCGGCAATAGCGCGCGTGCGCGAACGTGGCGACGATGGTCTGCCCTTGCGCCTGACGCGCGAGCAGCACATCGATCGGCAGCAGCACGGTGGCCTGATTGAACTGAGACGGCAGCGCATGCAGCAGGCCGGCCTTATGCGAGACGCCGAGCAACTCGCCCGGCGCGCCGCCGTTGGCGGTGCGCCACGCGGGCGCGCCTTCCAGCCCGCAGTGGATGAACGAGGAGTGATAGCTGCCGGCCGTGCTGGCGAAGAAGAACCCGAGCCCGAGTCCGTCGTAGGGCAACGCACCGAGATCCGTGCCGCTGTTGGCGGCGATGAACACACGACAGGTCGCCGAGGTGCCGACGACATCGCCGCGGAACGACCCGCTGCACCACAGGCCGGTGCCGCCGATCTGCGGCATCACCGACACGCCCCAGTTGAGATGCTGGTGGCGATCGACGTTGTAGCGCAGGACGCAGTAGATCTCGTCAGGCGCGTCGAACGCGTGCAGCACGTAGACGGCCGGCCACTGGATCGGCGCGTTGGTGAAGGACAGCAGCTTCACCGACTGCGGACAGGCGCCGGTCAGCGCCGCACCCGCCTGACCGGTTCCGGCCTGCAGGCGCAGTTCCGTCGCCGTCGCGGTCAGTTGCACGAAGGCGACGCCCTTGCTGAGGATGCCGCTCGCGAGCGTCCAGCCGCGTGCGGTCAGCGTCGTCTCGATAGCGGCCTTCAGCGCCGCGAAGCTGGCGACCTGTCCGGTGAACGTCGCCATCAGCGCATCTCCACCGCGACGTAGTCGCGCCACGTCGTGCGTGCGCCGTCCTGCAGCACGACGAACGCGCGACCGTTCACCGCCCGGATCGCATCAACCACCTGGCGAACGCTCATGCCCGTTTGATCGATGATCGCGCTGCCCTCGAGCTGCAGCACGTTCTCGGAGGCATTGTTGTAGCCAGAGACCATGCTCACGCCATCGAGCACACCGTAGAGATTGCCGCTGCTGGGATAGGCGCGTGCATCGTTGTCGTAGGCGCTGAAGTTCATCTCGTACAGTTCGAGCGGCTGCGGCTGGTGCATGGTGCCGGCCGGCACGAGGCAGCGATAACCGCTGCCATTGCGACCGACGTACTCGCCAGCCAGTCCGGCATAGGTGGTCTCGCTCGCCTGACCGTTGCCGAAGGGCGAGATCTGCACCTTCTTCCAGGTGCCGCCAGCATCGCGCAGGAACAGGAACCCGTCGTTGTAGCCGGCCTCGCTGCTGCCGCGGCGTCCCTTGTAGGGGAACCAGTGCAGATCGCTGTAGCGTCGCGCATCGCGGCCATCGAAGTGCCCGGCGACGACCAGCGGCGAAGGAAACTCCCTCGGTCGCGCATACGCGAGCGCCTTGCCGACATAAAGGTGCGCGTAGATCGGCGAGCCGACCTTGAGCGCGCCGACGATCCGGCGTGGATTGGCGGTGAGGAAGTACGTCACCGCCTGGTTGTGACCCGGCACGCCGCTGGTCTTGATCCCCGGCTGCGCCTCGAACGGTGCGGCCGGCACATAGCCCACCATCGTCGCGGCGAGCAGGTTGTAGTAGTCGGCGGCAACGTTCTGGTACGCCTTGAAGCCGACCGTGATCTCCTCCTCGCCGGTGGTGCCCCTCGAGCGCAGGATCAGTTCGCGTTCGGGGATCGAGGTATCGAAACGCAACGTCGTCCAGCCGGCGTTCTCGGCGAGCGCGCGCAGGACATCGAGCAATTGCAGATGGGCGTCCGGGCCTGCGCCCTTGACCACGGTGTCGATGGCGTAGGCCATCAGGCGCCTCCGATCCGCTGGCGCAGGAAACTGCCGTTGCGGTCGATCACGTTGAGAATGGTCTGCTCCAGCCCCCGGCTCTGCGCCATCGACTCGGCGAGCGCATCGGTGTTGATCGCGTTGATCAGGCGCAGATTGAGTTGCGGGTTCAGACCCGCTGCCGCGCGCGCCAGGCCGCCTTCGGCGAAGCGCATGCGCGGTGCGCGCGGCAGCGATACGGCCGGCGGCGTGGCGCCCGCGAAGCGGCGCGCGTGCCAGGCCTCCAGCGCAGGCATGCCGCGACGATTGAAGTCTTCGAGAAAAGGCAATGCGCCGGGCTGGCGCACGATGGCGGCGCGGGTGACGAACTCGAAATCCGACAACCAGGCCGGGATGCCGTCGGAGGTCGCCGTTCCCGGACCACGCACATGGCCGCCGCTGGCGTAGCCGCCCCCGCCGTTGAAGGTCGCCTGCGCGATCAATCCGGCGATGGTCGCGCCCTGGGCGATGGCGCCGGCGATGAAGGGGATGTTCTGCGGAAAACCGACCTTGCTCGCTTCGGCCACGTTGTTGGCGAGCGCGAGCGCCGCCTGCGCGATGGCAAAGGCCTTCGACAGCGCGAACAGGGCGCGGTACGTCGCGCTCTGCTCGCCGCCGAAGGATTTGGCGATGTCGGCGAGCTGGCCGAAGGTCGCGGAGGCACCGGCGAGCAGCACCTGCGTCTGCGCCGATTGCAGTTGCGCGAGCGCCGCCTGGTGCTGGCGCTCGATCGTCTCTTCCTGCGCATCCCACTGCGCGTTCAGATCGGCGCGCTGCGAACGGAACTGCGCGAGCAGCGCGAGCTGTTCGGCGTGCCAGGCTTCGAGCCGCGTACGCGACTGTTCGATCTGCGCGAGATCGCTGCCGGTCTGCCCGAGATCCGGTGTCGCGCCGGGGACGCGGTCGAGCGCCGCATCGGGCTTCCGGAAACTCGTCTGCGCCACGCGCGCCATCGCCGCGTCGAACGCGGCCTTGGTCGCGATCCCATCGCGCAGCGCATCGTTCAGCAGCGTCACATGCGCCCGCGCCTCTTCCAGCGCGACCTCGGCCGGCGTGCGCAGGCTCGCGCGCAGCGTCTCGTAGGCGCGCGTGGTCTTCTCGAGTTCAGCCTTGCGTTCGCGCTCGGCGTCCGCCGCGGCGCGGGCCTTGTCGAGGGCTTCCGCCTCCGCGACGAGTTGTGCCTTGAGCGCGGGCGTGAGCGCTTTGAGGCCGCCCTGCGTGGTCTCGTAGCGGACACGCGCGGCCTCGCCGGCACGGGTCTGCCCGGCTGCGACCTCGCCCAGCAGCGCGACTTCGCGGCGCAGGGACTCCAGTTCGCGCTCGGCGGCCTCACGGGCGCGATCGGCGTCGGTGGCCTTGGGCTTCGGTGCGCGCGGTCCTTTCGGCGCCTTGAACTGCTCGTCGATCTGCGCGCGGCGCGTCTTCTCGAACGCTGCGAGCGATGCACCCTCGACCTGCGTCACACCGCCCGCGCGCAGCGCCGCGATATCGCGTTCGAGTTCGCGCAGCTGCTGGGCCTTGGCGACGGCGCGGTCCTGGCCGAGCGCCGCCTGCGCGCGACCGAGCGCGTTGATCGCGTTGGTCTGCCTGGCCTGCGTCGCCGCCTGCGCGTCGGCCTTCGCCTGTTCGGCATTGGCCTCGCGCTGCAGGGTCGCCTGCTCCTGCCGCAGCGCGCGGATGCGTTGTTTCGTGTCGGCATCGACATCGGCGCTGGCCAGCACCGCATCGAGCGAGTTCAGGCCGCCGAGTTCCCGCCACTCGTTGCCGAGTTCCTGCAACTGTCGCGTGACGGTCGCCAAGCGATATGCGGCATCGTCGCGACCGATGTTGCGGATCGCATTCCAGACCCCGCCGATGACCTTGCCGACATTGATCCACGCGCGTTCGAGCGAACCGGCGCGCGCGTAGGCGTCCTGCACACGCTGCTCGTGGACCCGCGCGAACGTCTCGATCGCGAGACGTGCGGCGTCCTGCGCACGGCCCTGCGCTTCGAGCGCGCGCACATGCTGGTACACCTCGACGGAGAGGAAACGGTATTGCTGATTGAGTTCGAGCAGTTGCGCCGAAGGCGCTTTGGCGAGCGCGATGATCGTCTGCGTCGTGTCTTCGATCGACGCGCCCGTGAGGGTCGAGAGATTGACAGCGGCGCTTGCGGCGAGTTCGAGTGTGTCGCCCGCGACGGTGCCCGCGGCGGCCAGCGCGGTCAGCGCGGCTTCGGCATTGCCGTACTCGCCGGTCACGCCGCCGACGCTGTCCTTCACCACGCGCAGCTGGCCGGCGGTGGTCGCAGCGGCATTGCCGCTGGCGATCAGCGCACGTTCGTAGGCCTGCGTCTCGCGGTAGCCGGATATCGTCGCGACCGCCACGCCGCCGATCACGGCGGCGACCAGGGTCAGGCCCGCGATCATCGCCGTGATCGCGCCGAGCAGCGCGCGGGCGGCCGGCACGATGCCGCCGAAGGAATCCTTCAACTGGCCACCCTGCTGGATCGCGACCAGCCACGGCTTCTGGCCACCGGCCAGGGACGTGAAGATGTCGGTGATCTGCGCCGGCAGTTGGCGCATCGCCTGCCGGGTCTGGCCCACCGAGATCCCGTACTGGTCCACGGCCCGGCGACCGACGTCAGTCGCGCGCGCGGCGGTAACGGTCGCGGTGGCGAGCCCGGTACGGGTCGTCGCCAGGCGGGTCTCCAGCGCGTCGGCGCGGCGGTTGATCTCCAGCATCCGCAGTTCGGCATCGCGGCGCAGCGCCTGCGCCTGACCCAGGGCCGCCGTGCGCTCGACCGGCGTGCGCAACTGCTCCGGGCTCGCCTCAGAAAACACCGCCGTGGACGCGGCGCGCCGTTCGGCGATCCGGGCCTGCTCGGCCGCCTGCTGGCGCAAGGCGGCGGCGTTGCGGGCCGCGGCGTCGGCCTCCAGGCGCATGCGTCGCTCGACCTCGGCGGTGATCGCGCGCTGCGCGGCGAGCACGGGCGCCGCCTGCGCATCGACGGTCACCGCCCGGCCGGCGGCGCGCACCTGGCCGAGCGCGCGGTCGACTTGGACCAGTGCGCTCTGCAGCCGGCCGAGGCTGGTCTCGGCCTGCGCCGAGTCGCCGCGAACCTTGAAGTTGAGGACGAAATCCTGATTCATCGGGACGGGTTCATCGAGATCTGCTCACGGACGGCCGCGCAGGGACTTCACGCGCGCTTCGGCGGCCTCCCCGCCCCACACGGCGGTGGCCACGTCCTCGATGAAGTCCGCACGCCGGTGGCGTTCGCCCCGGTCGACGGCCTCGAAGGTCGCGAGGAGCTGGCGCTCGGTCATCCGGCCGAGTCGGAGGAGGTCGCCGTAGCCGGCGGCGGCGAGTCGGGCGAAGAGATCGCCCCAGCGGAGGCGCCGGCCGCGAGCAGCTGGGCCTCGCGCAGTTCCGCCAGCACCTCGCGCACGAAAAAAGCGGCGTTGACCGCGAACCAGGTCGCCAGATACAGCTCCAGTTCGTCCGGCGACAGCGCTTCCAGCCACGGCACATCGACATCGCCGGCCTGCGCCGCGATCGCGGGAATCACCGCCCGGTGACGACCGAACAGCCGGCGCACGTGCGCGTACCGCAGCGCGCCGTCGTCGCTGGCGAGAATCAGATCGGCGATGAAGCCGGAAGCGCGATCGGCGACATCCAGCCCCTCGAAGAAGCCGTACTCGCGGAGGACGATCGTGCGACCGCGGAGCACGAGCGTGCGATCCGGATGCAGGATCGCGAGATCGTCGGCGACGGAAGCGGCATCGGCGGCCGGCGCAGCAGGCAGTTTGGTGGCCATCAGACCACCTCCGGCAGATCGAGCCGGCCGAAGCCGCCGAGCAGCGGGTCGGCCGCCGCTTCGGCGTCGAACAGCACCGAGGCGGTCAGCTCGAACTGGCCGAACGATTCGTGGATCAGGCCGAGGTTGCTCACCGGATTGAACTGCACCCGGTACAGGCGCACCTGCACCGGCGCGTTGTCGATCGAGTTGGTGCCATCCAGATACAGGAAGCGTTCGGGCGCCGAGGTGGTGAGCATCGCCACGCTGGTGCGCGCGCCATAGCGGTAGGCCGCGCGCAGCGGTTGGGTGAACGTCGCGAGGTTGAGCAGCTTGATCAGGCCCGCGCGCACGCTCTCGATCCGGTAGTGGGTGTTCGCCACCAGCGTGGCCGGCGCCGCGTTGCCATCGGTCAACACGAACTGGCTGATGGTGGTGTGATCGAGCGCGATCACGTCATTCGCAGCGAGCCCCGGCGGAAACGCCTCGCCCGTCACCGTGCCGGCGGCGATGGACGCCTTGCTCGCGTACAGACCGAGCAGCAGGTTGTCGATGTCGGCCCAGTTGATCGCGACGGTGAGTTCGGCCTCCTTGCCCTTCTGCAGCACGGCGGAGGTCAGGCGATTGCCCGAGTACGATTCCTTGCGGGTCTCGGTCTCGGTCTTGAGGGTCAGATCGCATTTGGGGGCATCGCCGACCCAGCGCAGCGCGCCGGGCCGGCCGCCGGGCAGGCGGGTGCCCAGATAGAGTTTTCCCTGGAACGAAAAGTCCTGCATTACACGCTCCTGGCCGTCGTGTCGGCGGCCGGTTCGGGGGAGGAACGATCGACCGCAACGCGGGCGCGGCGGTCGTGGCGCGACGGGACCGCGTCGGTCACCGCGTCGGCGACAGGCGCATCCGCTGCGGGTGCGGTGCTAGATGCATCGGCGAGCGCGGGCGGCGGCCTGGTCAGGCCCCATGCCTCGAGCACGGCGGCATCGGCGTCGTTGACGCTCAGTTCGATGCCTTCCGGCGGCGGGTCGTAGGCGATGCCTTCGTGGGTGTGCGGGTGGTACAGGCGGATGGTTTTCATGTGCGCGGTGCGTTGGGGGAAACAGGGGTGGACGCCCCGGCGGCGAACCGCAGGAGACGTTCGGACTCGGCGGCGAGCACGCCGCGGGCGTAGTCGACGAGGCGTTCGGGGCGACGGCCTTTGGCGAGCATTTGCGCGGCGGTGGCGCCGTACTCGGCGACCAGCGGCTGACGGCGTTTGCCGGCGTAGCGGCCCTGCTGCATCTCGCGCTTGGGGCCTTCGCGGCGGAAGACCTGCGCGTTGCGATTCACGCCGACACCAAGGAAGGCGTGTTCGCGCAAGCTGCGTTTGCCGCGGAAGATCGCGGCGGTGACGCCGCGCGTTGTCGGACGCGCCGCAAAATTCCGCAGGCCGATGCCGCGGAAGCGGCCGACCAGACGCACGCCCTCGTCGGTGACGCGCGATTGCAGGTCTTGCGTGATGCGCCTTGCGCCGATCTGGTACTCGGCCTGGATATCGCGGCGGGCCTGGACCGGCAGACGGCGGGACAAGGTGCCGATCGCGCGTGTCTGGAGGGTCGGCAGCCGCGAGGCCAGCACGCTCAGATTGCGGGAGGCGGACAGCAGGCCGTCGAGATCGGCGTGCAGCGCGAACGCGCCGCCGGACGGTGGGCGGCCGGTACTCACGGCCGCCCCGTCATGTTATTGTGCATACGACGTTAGTACCTTTCTGGAGCCTTGGCCATGACCAAAGCCACCGTGTTCACGTTGAAGCTGGAAGCCGAGCTGCGCGATGCCTTCATGGCGGCGACCGAAGCCGAGCACCGACCGGCCTCCCAGGTCGTCCGCGAACTCATGCGCGAGTACGTCCGCAGCCGGCAGCAACGCCAGGCATACGAGGCCTTCGTGCAGGACAAGGTCGACATCGCCCGCGCGCAGATCGCCGAAGGGCGGCATGCCTCGGACGAGACCGTCGAGGCTGAGTTCGCGGCGCGCCGCGACGCCGTGCGGCGCCAGGCCGGCGCTTGAGCGTGAAGGTCCGCTGGAGCGACGCCGCCCGTCAGGATCGCCTCGCCATCTTCGAGACCGTATGCGAAGACGCGCCGATGGCGGCGCTGGCGCTGGATGAACGCTTCGGCGAGGCCGCAGCGGCGTTGGCGCGATTTCCGATGATGGGCCGCGCCGGCCTCGTGCCGGGCACACGCGAGCTGATACCGCACGAAAACTACCGACTCGTGTATGAGGTCGACGAGACCGCGCAAATCATCTGGGTGTTGGCGCTGGTCCACGCCGCGCGATTGTGGCCACCGGCACAAGGCTGAGCGCATCGACCTCACGTGCGCCCCGCCCGCCGATACCGCGTCCCGAACAGCACCTGCGCCGCCATTGCGGCGATGCCGTCCGGTCGGTCGAGCAGTACCGACTCCTGGAACTGCAGCGGCAATGCCAGCGGTGCCTGCGCGTAGCCATCCAGCGCGTCTTCGATGTCGGCGATGGTTTCGACGATGCGCTGCTGCACGTTGCCCTGCTTCACCGGCACCAGCGCCTCGACGACGAAGGTGAAGCCGCGCTCGCCGGCACTGCGCGCATCGTCGGGAAACACGCTCGTCAACGGATACAGCGTCAGGCGTGGCGCATCGCTCGGGTCGAATGCCCCCGGCTCCAGGCGCACATCGCGACCGGCGTCGGTGCGGTAATCGTTCGCCTTGCGTACCGTGCGCAATCGCGCTTGCACCAGTTCCAGAATCGCCCACGGGATCGGCATCTCACCCATGCAGCACCGTTTCGGTCACGAAACCGTCGTCGACGACGATGCGCTCGATCCGGAACCGGCCGCCGGGCACGTGCAACACATCCCCCGCACGCGGCGTCCACTCGGTCTTGCGGAACTTCACGGTGGTGACGCGGGTGAAGCCCTGGCTGTAGTCGCCCAGTTCGGCGACGTTGTAGGTGATCACCACACGCACGGCCACCGGTGGCCGGCGGCCCCGGCGCACGATGGCCGGCTCGCCGAACACCGCGAACAGCGCATCTTGCGCGGCCTCGAAGGCCGGATCGAGCGGGCTGCTCACGCCAGATCCCGCGCGGCGTAGCGCAGGTTCTCGGCGATCCGACGCGTCCAGCCGCGACCGAACACCGCGAAACGGTCGTGCTCGGCATACAGATCGAGACGCAGCGCGAGCAGCCGCCCAATCAGCGACGCCTCATCGGCCGAACGCAGGGCCGCCAGCGTCACCGGCCCGAGTTGCCCGTCGATCCGCACTCCGGCCAACCGCTGCAGCCAGCGCACCGTGCGGCCGACGCCGTGATTCACCGCGGCGTCGAGCGCCTGGAATGCGAGCGCGGGCGGCAACGCATCGCCTTGCAGCGGTGTCCAGAAGTCCCGCCGGTACAGCGCGATCGCCTCCGCCCGCGTGAGCCGGCGGATGTCGAGGGTCGGATAGGTGCGTTGGCTGATGCCCCAGCGCGTGCGCCCGCCGGCATCGCGCAGGTCGTCGGCATCCCCACCCTCGTGGATCAGCACGCGGTCGATCGCGCGGACAAAGCGGTCCCCGGCCGGCGGCGCCGCCGCCAGCCCATCGTTCGTCGTCATCGGAGAGCCTCAGTTGATCGAGAGCTTGACCAGCACGCTGGGACGCAGACACAGCGGCAGCGGGTTCGATTGGGTATGCATATCGGTACCGCGCTCGAACTTGCGCGGCTCCTGCTTGGCGTAGACCGGCTGACCAAGCGTGTTGACGGTCTCGTTGAAGTCCGCCGGAGCGTTGTAGGTCGCGAAGCTGTTGATGGTGCCGATCGGGAAGGCGTGCGCCTCGCCCGGCGCGATGAAGCGACGCACGTTGCCGTCGAGGTCGGACGCCTTGCCGCGGTATTCCTCGAATACCAGGCCGCCGAAGCTGAAGCCCTTGCGCACGTCGTTGATCAGCACCGCGCCCTGCTGCCACTGCGCGTAGGCGGTCTTGACGTCCTTGTGCGAAGTGAGCGCGGCGAAGAACTCCTGCGAGCACAGCACGCGCGCGCTGGTCATGAACTCGCCGAGCAGCCCTTCCTCGATCAGCGCGAGGGTCTCGATGCACTTCTGCTTGACGTCGGTGCCGTTGTTCGGGTTGTCGATCTGGAACGCCACCGACTGCTGGGCGATCCGGAACTCCTCGAACAGGTCGTAGAGCACGCTGCCGTCCGAATCGAGGATCAGGCCCTTGAGCGCGCCCATGCGCAGGTGCTCGAGCGTGATCGCATGCTTGTTGCGCATGGTCTCGAGTTTTTCGGCGACCACGGAGGCGATCGATTCGAGCTCGGTCTCCGAGCCGAAGGCGCGCAGCCCATGCACTTCGTTGGGCAGCACGACATCGTCGTGCGGGATGTGCGGCACGACGAACGAGCGCATGCGGCGCTTGCTGCGGGCCGCCAGCGTGCCCGGTGCGCCGAGCGGTTTCGTGGGCAACAGCGTCAGGACACCGGCCCGTTCCTCGACCAGGATCTGGTTCTGGCGCACCGGCTTCTCCGGGAACAGGTCCAGTTCCTGCAGGCGGCCGTAGCGGTTGGGGATCAGGTTGATGGCGGCGGTGAGCGCGGCCATCGAGAACGCAGGGTTATTGAAGGGATTCAGCATGGGTCGTGCTCTGCGGGAACTGACGGACGAGGACGCCGAGCGCCGCCAGCTGCGCGAGGGCGGCGGCGGTCTGTTCGGAGGTGAGGGAAACGGGCAGCACCAGCACGCCGCCGAAGACGATGGCGTGACGCGCGACGATCACGCTGCGACGACGTTCGGTCGCGGACGTGGTCACCGCTTCGATCAGGACGCCCGCGACGGATTCCCGGCCATCGCTGGCGGTCGGATCGAGGGCGACGATCTCGCGGGTGGCGGTCACGCGACCGACGACGGCACCGAGCGCGAGGGTCTGGCCGGCACCGACGACGACTTCGTCGCGCGAGTACAGGTTCGGCGCTTCGTACTTGAGCAGATCGCCGAGGGTCATCGGTTCATGGAGAACGGGCATGGCTCAGGCTCCTTGCGGGTGGGTCACGGCGATGCGCCTGCGCACCGCATCGAGCACCGGGTTGGCGGCGGTGGCATTCGCCGCGGTCGTCGCGCCAGGCGTGCCGGTGACCGTGAGGTGCGAGGCGATCTCGACCTGATCGGCGCGGGCCTGCAGCAGCACCTGTCGCACCTGCGCCGCGCTCAGGCGTGCGGCGAGGAACTCGCCGGTGCGTTCGGGGCAGCCGGCGAGCAGGCACAGCTCGGCGATGGCGACGGCTTCGGACTGCGCGTCGGCGGTGGGGGGCGAAGTGGACGCGGCCGGGGACACGGCGACCGTCGGCACGGCGGCCGCCTCGGTCGCTGCGGGTGCGGCAGCGGGCGTCGGCTGCGCGGGCGCAGCCACGGTGGGATCGGTCATCGAAGTCTCCGTGGGAGGGGGAAGTGCAAGCCGCGTCGGTGGGATGAACGGCGTGGTGGAAACGGGCGAACGCCCGCCGGGCGAAGGCCCGTTGGCGATAGGCGAAGGCCTGCCGCGCAAGGCGGTGGCGAAATCGGCAAGCACGGCGTCGAAGGGCGCGACCCCATCGGCCAGACCCGCCGTCACCGCGTCCTGACCGAAGTACAGCGCCGCCTCGGTCGCACGCACGACGTCGGCATCGAGCCCGCGCATCGCGGCGACGTGATCGACGAACAGGGCGTAAAGGCGATCGATCTCGGTTTGCAGGGCCTCGGTCGCCTGCGGCGTGAGCGGCGCATGCGGGGTGGCGTCGTTCTTGTGCGCGCCGGCATACAGCGCGGTCACGCTCAGGCCGTTCTGCGCGTTGCGTACCGACTGGTCGATGTGCAGTGCGATCACGCCGATGGAGCCGACACCGCCGGTCTGGGCGAGCGTCACGCGCTGCGCAGCGGAGGCGAGGGCGTAGGCCGCCGAGAACGCGCTGTCGCCGGCATGCGCCCAGATCGGCTTGATCGCCGTCGCCGCGCGGATCTGGTCGGCCAGCTCGAACACCCCACCCGCCTCGCCACCGGGCGAGTCGATATCGAGCAGGATGCCGGCCACGTCCGGACTGGCGAGCGCCGCATCGAGGTCCGCTGCGATGCGCGCGTAGGCGGTCAGCCCCGACATCGCGTCGAGCCCGAGCGCGCGGCGCACCAGCGTGCCGTGGATCGGAATCACCGCGATGCCGGGCATCGTCGGCACGGGGTCCGACGCCGTCGGCGCGACTGGCGGCAGCGCCAGTTCAACCGGCGCCAGACCGATGCGCGGGCCGAGCACGGCAAGGATCGTGTCGAGCTTGGCGCGCGCGATCAGCAGCGGCGTCCCGTACAGACGGGACGCCAGGTGGACAAGCGATGTCATCAAGAGACCTGGGAGGAAGGAACGGTGGGGTTCCGTGCGGCGCTGGCCTGCGCCGGAGGGTGGTCATGCCTGGGATCGGAATCGAAGACCAACCCGAGCGCATCGGCGCGGGCGTTGTCGGCGGCGATCTCGTGATCGATGTCCTCGGCGTCGTAACCGAAGCTGGAGATCGCCTCGCTGCGCGAGAGCAGGCCACCGCGGATCGCCGCGATCATCGCGTCGAACTCCTTCTTCGGATCGACCCACTGCCAGCCCTGCGCGATCCATTTCACCGCGAGGTACTGGCGTCGGCGCGCGACACCGCCGCGCGCGTAACCGGGCAGCGTCAACGCGCCTTCGAGCACGGCCTGCGTCATCCATGCGCGCCACAGCGGGCGGCACAGCTGGTGGACGATCACGCCGTGCTGGATCGCTTCGCAGCGACGCCGGAACTCCAGCAGGCCGGCGCGGATCGACGAGTAGTTCAGTTGCGACAGATCCCCGGTCAACATCTCGTAGGTGATCCCCATCGCCGCTGCCACCGCGCGGAACTGCTGGCGCATGAACTCGGCGTAGCTCGATCCCACATCGGCCGGCTGCGAGAACTTCACGTCCTCGCCGGGTTCCAGGAACTGCATCGTCCCCGGCTCCAGGCTCGCCATCGCCACGCCCTGCGCGTCGGCCTCGTCCTCGCCGAGCAACGGGTCTTCCAGCCCGCCGCGGGTGATGAAGCCCGCGAACATCGCCGCAGTCTTCTTGCGCACCAGCTCCGCGTCGTCGTACTGGTCGAGTTCGTGCAGCTTCACCAACGCCCGCGCCAGCCACGGCTCGCCACGGATCTGGCCCGGCCGCAGCGGCCGGAACAGGTGCAGGATTTCGTCGGCCGGGACGCGCACGGTGTCGAGGCCGCCGTGCGCGGACATCGGCGCGAGCATCCCGTCGCCGGGGTGGCTTTTGTAGAGGTGGTAGGCGACGCGCACACCGATGGCGTTGAACTCGATGCCGGCGCGGATAACGTTGCCGTTCGGCAGTTCGCGATTCAGCGTCGTCGGCAAATGTTCGGGTTCGAGCAACTGCAGTTGCAGGCCGACCGCGAGACGATCTTCGGGACGCCGGTAGCGCAACCGCACCAGGCACTCGCCGCCTTCGAGCATTGCGCGACAGGCCAGCGCCTGCAGGCCGTAGAAATCGGTCAGCCCGGCGGCATCGGCCTCCTCGCACCAGTCGCGCCACAGCGCCTGCACCGCCTCGCGCTGGGCGAGGTCGTGCAGCATCGACTGCGGTTTGATGCCGGTGCCGATGGCGTTCGCCACGAACGCCTCGACGCCGGTCGCCGCCCAGGCATTGCGGCGCACCAGATCGCGGCTCTTGGCGCGCAACTCGTCCTGCGCGAACGCGAGCGCCGCGACCGCACCGGGATTGCCGACCTGCCAGAAGCGGGCGCGGCGTCCGCCGCCGACACCGTCATAGGTGGGCGACGCGCCGAACAGCCGGGCGCGCAGCCGAAACCACCAACTCATCCGATTACGTCGCCTTGTCGGTGTTCACGACGACGCGACGGGGGCGACGCCTGGCAGTGCCCGTTGCGATCGCCTGCTCTTCGAGACCGCGTCGGACGACGCCGATGGCGGCGATCAGGTCGTCGATGGAGCGGTACTCGACGGTGCGGTCGCCGAAGGTCACGCGCTGCTCGCCGGTCGCGAGCGCGCGTTCGAGCGCCGCGAGTTGTTCGGGGGTGTAGGCCATGCGGCAGGTCTCAACGATGGAGCCAGCGGCTCTTGACCACGCGCCGACGACTCGGACGCGCGGATGTGGAAAGGCCACCGTCGCCGGTGGCCTCGTCTGGGGGTGTCGTGATCGCCATCGGTGGCGGATCGGGCGCCTCCTGGATCCCGAGCGAGCGCTCCAGTTCTCGCCAGTGCCGGTGCTCGAAACGATCCAGCCCGGCCGCCGCCGCGGCGGCGCGCGCGTAGACGTAGCAGTCGAGCGCCTCGTTGCGCTCGCGCAGCTTCTGCCACTCGCGCACCGCATAGCCGTTGCGATCGCGCCGCGTGATCAACTGTTCCGCGCACAACTGCTGCAGAAACTCGGCGTCGATCTTCGGCAGGTGAATGAAGCCGGCCGGATACACCGGCGTCAGGCCATCGGCCGCCACATCGGCGTGCAGGCGCAGATGCTGGTACAGCGCCTGCTTGGCGATGCCGACCACGACCGTGTAGAGCTTGATGCCCCGGCGCAGCTTCCTGCCGGCGACGGTGATGTCCACCGCCGTCGGCGTGCCGACCAGCGCCGCGCCGCGCGCTGCGCCCTTGACCGCCATCACTCGGCTGTCGCGGCACGCGCGCACGAAGGCGTAGACCTCCTGCGTCGCGAAGCCGGTGTCGATGGCGAAGCGCGCCAGCGGCAGTTGCGCCCCGCCCGCGTGTGTCCAGGTCTCGTCGAGCAGTGCGCGCAGTTGCGTCCACACGCCCTCGCGCGCGGTGTCGCCCATCAGCACCCGGTGTTCGATGAGCCACGCTTCCTTGCCGCGACCGAAGGCCCACACCGAGACCTCGATGCGATCCTTCTGCACATCGGCGCCACCCACCAGCAGCAGGCCACCGCGCGGCACCGTACCGATGCGGTAGTCCTCGCGCCGCTCCAGCAACTGCTGCCAGTCCGGCGCCTCGCCCTCCTCGACCCAGGTCTCGCCGAGTTCCGTGTTCTTGAACGTCTTGATCGCCGACGCCGACCCGGTGGTCTTGTCGGTCGCGCTCTCCCAGGCCGCGGCGATCTCACGCCAGCTGCGCCAGCCCACCGGGCTGTAGAGCGATGACAGGTGAAATCCAGCCGTCCGGCCGTTCCCCGGTGCCGTCGCGCGCCACTGCCCATGCTCAAGCATCCACGTCTTGTGGTGCTCGGCGATCGGCTGCTCGCAACCTTCGCAGAGGTAGGCAGCGGTTTCGGGCTGGCCGCGCTCCCAGCGCAGCCGCTCGAACTTGAACCACTGCGCATGCCCGCAGTGCGGGCACGGCACAAAGTAGCGACGTTGATCGCTCGCCTCGTACTCGCGCTCGATGCTGCTGGCGCCCGCAATCGTCGGCGTCGAGACAATGAAGATCTTGCGGCGGGTGAAGGTGCGTGTGCGCGCCTCCGCCAACGAGATCGCATCGCCCTCGCCTTCGACATCGAGCGGATAGCCGTCGACCTCGTCGAGAAACAGATACCGCACCGGCATCGAGCGCAGCCCGACCGCGCTGTTGGCGCCGGTCATCACCAGCACGCCGCCGCGGAACTCCTTGGCGAGGATGGTGTTGCCGGCATCGCGCGAGCGCGCCGGTGCGATCAACGCCGCCAGCACCGGCGACTCCTCGATCAGCGGATCGATCCGCTGTTTGGAGTTGCGCTTGGCCATTTCCACGGTCGGCCACACCGCCATCATCGGGCCGGGCGCGTGGTGGATCACGTAGCCGATCCAGCAACTGCCGCACTCGGTACCGCCGACCTGGGCGCCCTTCATGAAGACCACGCGCTCGACCGGCGAGGCCGGCGAGAGGCAGTCCATGATCTCGCGCAGGTACGGCGTCCGCGCGGTACGCCAGCGTCCGGGCTCGGCCGAGGCCTTGCTCGACAGCATCCGATGCTGGTCGGCCCAGGCGGAGACCGACAGCAGCGGATCGGGGGTCAAGCCCTCGTGCCAGGCGCGCTCGATCTCGTGCGCGCCTTCGTAGTCAAACATCCGATCAGTCCACCTTCACCCGCACCTCGCCCAACTCGGCGAGGTGCGCGCGAACAGCCGCTTCCATCGCCAGATGCATCGCGTGCGGATCGACCGCCAGCGTCGCCGCCATCTGCGCCGACACCCGCGCGGGCCAGTTCAGCCACGCATCGCGCTCGTCGCGCGCCAGCTTGAACACGTGCGCAACGACCTGCGAACGCTCGACCAGTTCGCCCTTCAGGCGCGCGAGGCGCACCTTGTTGGTCTGCGCCTTCACCACCTCGTTGACGGTGCGCGCCTGCAACAGCGAGGCGCCGCCCGCCGGCAGCGCCCCCACACCCGCATCGCGTCCCGACTCGCGGCCCATGTCGGCCGCCTCCGGCACCGCCACGCGCGGTGCACGCGCCTGCGTCCCGCTACGCGCGGGCGCAGAATTGCGCGTCCACTCCGCGTCGGCCATCGATGGTGCCATCGGCCTCCGGTGTGACGCGCCCGGCACGGATCGCCTTGTGGACCGCGGTGTCGGTGACGCCGCGATGGCGCGCATACGCGCGGATCGAAATTCCCATCCGAATGTTTGACCAATGACTTGACTTCGCGCGCGTACAGCGCGCCAGGCGATGGCTTCCCGTCCGTTGGCTTAACGCGACGCGGATGCGCGAGATCGCGCTTGGCTTCGGTGCGGAACAGCGCGTTCATCCCATCGCGCCAACCACATCCAACACCACTGACACAGGAGCACACATGAACACCGCAACGACCGCCAAGCCGATCACACTGAACGACAACCAGACCGCCGTGCTGACCCACGCCATCGACCACACGCAGGGCAAGGTCGAATGGTTCCCCGACACCATCAAGGGCGGCGCGCGCAAGAAGGTCATCGAGGGCCTGTTCACACGCGCGATGATCATCGGCAGCAACGGCGACTGGATCGTCACCGATGCCGCCTACGATGCACTGGGCCGCCCGCGCCCCGAAGCGCCCGCGCCCGAGAAGGCCGTCAAGCCCGCACGGAAAACCGCCCGCAAGGCCGTTAGAGCGTGTTATGAACTTTGAGTCAGGGCGGCTATCGTAGTGGAATGAAGCCTGCGCGCCCGTATCCAACCGATGTTTCCGATGACGAG